GATGTAGTAGATGATCTGTTTGATAAGGTTGAATCCTTAGAATCAGAACTGAATGAGCAAATTAGTAATAATGTTGACATTCAGTCAGAACTTACAAAAGTTAAAAAAGAAAAAGTTTTATCGTCACTGACGAAAGACCTTACTGAGACCCAGAAAGAAAAAGTGGCAGAATTAGCTGAAAATGTTGAAGCTGAAGACGCAGAGGACTACGAACAAAAAGTCGAAGTTCTTAAAGAAAATTACTTTCCTTCGGAAGATAGGAAAGTTGCTCTGGTCGAAGATATTGAATCACAAAATAATGACGAAGAAAGCGAAAAAGCACCCATACAAGAAGGTATGGAACACTATATGTCTGCTATTTCAAGACATGTTAGATAATATTTTTTTTAAATTTAAATTTACTAAAATAAAATACATACAGGAGAATAACAATGTATTTGTCTGAAACCTTACAAGAAAAATGGGGTCCCGTACTCGACCATCCTGATCTTCCCCCTATTAAAGATTCTTATAGGAAAGCAGTAACAGCTGTTTTGTTAGAGAATGAGGAAAAATCAATTATGGAAGAAGGCGGATCTACTATTTTATTTGAGGACGCTCCTGGGAACGCAGTTGGTGCCGGAATGGGTACTACAGCTGGAAATATTAAGGGTTATGACCCTGTACTTATTTCCTTGGTTCGCAGAAGTATGCCTCTCTTAATCGCATACGATGTTTGCGGTGTTCAACCTATGACAGGTCCGACTGGCTTAATTTTCGCCATGAAGTCCCGTTATGCAAGTCAATCTGGTTCAGAATCACTTTTCAATGAAGCTGATTCTGGTATTTCTGGTACTGACGCTGATGGTACATCTGCACATACCGCTAATGGTAACCCTGCGGCAGCCGCTTCAAGTTCAACTGCATATCTACCTGGTCGTGGAATGACTACGGCACTTGGTGAAGCACTTGGCGATTCGGCTTCAAATGCTTTTGCTGAAATGGCCTTCTCAATCGATAAGGTAACTGTTACAGCGAAAACACGCGCGCTCAAAGGTGAGTACACAATGGAACTCGCCCAAGACCTAAAAGCAATTCATGGTCTTGATGCTGAAACCGAACTCTCAAATATTTTGAGTTCAGAAATTTTGGCAGAGATTAACCGCGAAGTTATCCGCACAATTTATGGTAACGCCAAAACTGGTGCCCAGAACAACGTAGCCACAGCCGGAACATTCGATATGGATGTTGATTCAAACGGTCGTTGGATGGTTGAAAAATTCAAGGGACTGATGTTCCAGATAGAGCGCGAAGCTAATGCTATCGGGCACGACACACGTAGAGGAAAAGGTAATATCCTTATGACTTCTTCGGATGTTGCTTCCGCATTGCAAATGGCTGGTGTACTTGATTACACACCTGCTCTTTCCGGTAACGATGCCTTGAACGTTGATGACACACAATCAACATTCGCTGGTACACTTAATGGTCGTTATAAAGTATATGTTGATCCATATGCAACAATCCAAGATACAAATTGGTTTGTACTAGGATATAAAGGTTCTAGCGCATATGATGCAGGACTTTTCTACTGCCCATACGTTCCACTACAAATGGTACGTGCGGTTGGTGAGAATAATTTTCAGCCAAAGATTGGATTTAAGACACGTTATGGTATGGTGTCTAATCCTTTCTCTACTGGATCTGCTGCTTCTAGTGATGGATCACTCACTTATAATACTAATGTTTATTACAGACGATGTCTTGTTACAAACTTGATGTAATCTTGTATTAAATTAAGTGATATAAATAAGGGTAAGGGGTCTTAGATTCTTTACCCTTTTTTTATGCTCACGAGGTATCAATGGCAAAAAAATCCACCGGCGTACGCGGTTCAGATAATATAAATTACCTTTCACCTACTGGCTTCAGATTTCTCTGCTCGGCTATGCCAGAAACTCAATTTTACTGTCAAACAGCTAATTTACCAGGTGTTTCAATATCAGAAATAGCTATACCCACACCCCATAAACAACATTATGTTGCCGGTGATAATGTAACATTTGATGAATTTTCAATAACAATAATCGTCGATGAATATCTAAGAAATTGGGAAGAAATTCAATCATGGATAATTGGTTTAGGAAAACCTTTCGGTTTCAAGGATTATGAAAAAAGAAAAGAAATTGGAGTTGATACAACTGGATCTTTATTCATTCTTACTGGTTCAAAAAATCCCTCATTAAGATTTGATTTTTATAATTTGTGGCCTAAATCTCTCGGAGCAGTTCAGTTTGATATAATGGCTGCCGATATAACATATTCTACAGCAGACATAGTTTTCCAATATAATTATTATACAATGACAAGGCTAAACGAACCTACATAAAACATTATGAAATTAAGTGATATTCAAACAATGTGGCAAAAAGATTGTCAGATTGAAGATACCAAATTAGATTTAGAATTATTAAAACTCCCTAATCTTCATAGTAAATACTTAGGAATTTATAACGATGAATCTCTCACCAAAAAAAAATTCTTTTACGATAAAAAAAGACTTCTAAAGTATAAAACTATTTGGTATGCTGGAAAAATGAGTGAAGAAGAATTAGAAGAACATGGATGGGAACAATTTAAAGTTAAATTAATTAAGGGATATGAACCTAAAATAGAAACATATCTAAATGGGGATGAAGATTTAATTGAATCTGATCAAAGATTAGAATATCAAAAGATAAAAGTAGAGTTTTTAGAATCGATTATCAAATCCCTAAATACTAGAGGATATAATATTAAATCAGCAATTGACTTTTTACGCTTTACAATGGGACAATGATATTAAAAAAAATAGATGATGTTCATTTATTAGTAGAGTGTGAAAGAGGTCAAGCTGCGGAATTAAATGATTATTTTACGTTTGAAGTTCCAAATGCTAGATTCACATCGTCTTACAAAAATGGATTTTGGGACGGCAAAATTAGATTATTCGATATAAGAACAGGGAGATTATATTATGGACTTGCTGAATATGTTAAAAAATTCTGTGAGGTCGGAGACTATGAATTACAAGTTGATAAAAGTTTTACGTTCGGTAATAATAATTTCACTGATACTGATTGCTCTCGGTTATATGGAAACTACGCTTTAAATCTAGAACCCAGAGATTATCAATTAAGAGCTGTAACACATTGTATTCAAAATGATAGGTGCTTACTCTTATCTCCAACAGCTTCCGGAAAATCTCTTATAATATATTTGTTATTAAGGTATTATAATACAAGGAGTCTCATAGTAGTGCCAACTGTATCATTAACACAACAAATGTATACAGATTTTCAAGAATATAGTGATAACTGGGATGTAGAAAAAAATTGTCATATTATAAAGGCTGGTAAAGAAAAAGAAACTGATAAACCAATAGTTATATCAACTTGGCAATCAATATATAATTTACCCAAAAGCTATTTCGAAGGATTCGAGTTTATGGTGGGTGATGAAGCACATCTATTTAAAGCCAAATCCTTAACTTCTGTAATGAGCAAGTTAAAAAAATGTAGATATAAATTTGGTACAACGGGTACATTAGATGATACTCAAACTCACAAGCTAATTCTTGAGGGATTATTTGGCCCGGTTTTTAGTGTAACCCAAACAAAAGATTTAATTGATGCTGGATATCTTTCAGAATTTTCTATTAAGGCACTTATACTAACTTATAGTGATGAATCAAAAGCAGAGTGTAAAGGATTTTCATATCAAGAGGAAATGGATTACCTCGTTAGACATCCTAAAAGAAATAAATTTATTCGAAATCTAGCAGTTGATCAAAAAGGAAATACATTACTTTTGTTTCAATTTGTTGAAAAACATGGTAAAATATTATATAATATAATAAAAGAAAAAGTAGAGAGTAATAGGAAAGTATTTTTTGTACATGGAGGAGTAGATGGAGCAGATAGAGAAGAAATTAGAAAAATTACAGAACAAGAAACTGACGCGATTATTGTGGCTTCATTCGGAACATTTTCTACTGGTATTAATATTAGGAATCTTCATAATATCATTTTTGCCAGTCCTTCTAAGTCTAAGATAAGAAATTTACAATCGATAGGAAGAGGATTGCGAAAAGGTGATAATAAAACAGAAGCCGTATTATTTGATATAGCTGATGATTTATCTTATAAATCTTATACCAATTATACTCTTAAACATTTTAAAGAACGAATTTCGCAATATAATGAACAACAGTTTAAATATAGCATGTTTCACATCGAGATATAGTTTTATATATTCTCCGGTGCCGACAACATATTTATTATAATATATTTTTTCAGAAAAATCAACCGGCAAGTTAACAGTTGATATTAATACAGAAATAGGGTATAATATAGGGTATAGTTATGAATAAGGAAAAAGCAATAAAAGTTTTATTTGATGGGAATAGGATTCTTTTACCTACTAATAGGTGGGCAAAATATCATCAATTAGAACACGAATTATATCATCATAATAGTATAGATTCAGTATTTTTAAATGAACTAAATGTTGATCTGTCTAAAATGGTTAGCATAATAACTGATTATGGTTATGGCGATATTGTTTGTAATATGAATTATTGGTTATGGCTAAATGAAATTAGGCCTATAAGATTAAAAATTTTATATGACGATACACATGCCGAAAAAGGGTTTAATAATAAAGAATCTACTTTAGCCAAAATTGAACATATGATTAAAGAATGGGATTCAGATATTGAAATTAAATTTACTAAAATAAGAAGGTCATTTGGAAATATTTTAAGAACTTATAAAAGTGCTTTGAAAGGTAAAGGCCTTTTTTCTCATATAGATAGAACTCATAGAAATATGTGGTATAAGTATGTTCCAATTAATATGGAGCAATATGTGTTTTCACCTCTTTCAACACAAATGGAATGGTATCCTACTAAGTCACAATGGAGTAGGCCCAAAAAAGATTCTGTTTGCATATACAAATATTCTCCTCCAATTGGCTGGGATTTAATTTCGCAAAATTC